CCTCATGGCGTTTCGATGGCGGTATAGCCGCGTGCCGGGGAAATTTCGAGCAACTGTCCGCCCGTGGCTGCGCTGTAGAATTTGAACTGGACCGCGAACGTGACTGCCACGGTCGCGCCGACTGCCGATGAATCGACGACCCAAGTCCGGGTGCTGTTTAGCTGCAGGCGAGTATTGAATCCACTGTTCGACGCGAACGTGCCGCCGCCAGTCGGTCCCGTCATCAACTCGGCCTCGACCCAGACGTTGGAAGATGAACCAGATATCAGCCAGGTGCCGGAGAATTGTGGCGAGCTAAAGTTGACGCTCGTGGCATTGGCGTTCGTGGTTTCCCAGTCCCCGCCGGACGTGAGACGGACTCCACAAAATGAGTTTGTCGGCACGGTGTTCGTGCTGGTCGCGCCGACGAGATCGAACAGAGAAACCTCCGCCGGCGGCGTGGCCGGGGTGCCTTGGGTGGCCTTCGCGATCGAATAGACCTTGTCGATCGTGACGCCCGCATAGACCGCGCGCAGCGTGAAATTCTCTGCGCTCGAAGTCCACGAACCACCCGACAGGCTGTACACGCCGGTGCCGGAATTGATCGACATCGTCAATCCGTTCTTGGTGGCGCTGCCCTGCACCGAGAATGTCGCGCTGGTTGTAACGTCCGTGGTTCCGTCCAGGACCACGAACGTCCCGCCGGAGCCGGTCAGCGAGTACCCGGTGCCGTCGCTGGCCGCCGAGACGACGTGCGATTCGTTGGTCAGGAGTCCGGTGATCCCGTCCAAGCCCTCGACCCTGAGCGGCGTTTCCCAGGTCCAGTTTTGCCCAGCGTTCGCCCGCGTGCCAACACTCGACCACATCGGGTTATCACTCGCCGGTACCGAGTTGACGTCCGAGAACCAGGTCGCCGGGACGCCGGACGACGCTGCCGGCGTCGTGGGCTGAGTCGCCGAGCGCTTGAATATGATGTCGACGGCAGAGCCATCCTGTGTGACCTGTACCGTAGTCGACCAGGTCAGAGCGCTGTCGATGCCGGTTATGCCCTGCACGGCGGCCACGGTGCGTGAAGTCCAGAGCGGGCTGTTGCCGGTCGGTACATTCGAGGTCCAGCCGCCTGCCGGTGGCGTTAGCGTCAGGGTGCCGAAGTTGTACGAGCCGCCCGTCGGTGTCGCCGGCTGGGTTTCCGACCGGCGGAACACGCCGAGCTCGGCGATCGAGAGACCGTCCGTACCGCCACCCGGCGCGTCCAGGGCTTCGCCGATGACCGTGGTCGTTACCGTGTCAGGCGTGTAACCACTGATCCGCTGCGTGCTGATGTTCTTATTGCGCGCCCAGTAGTAGGTGACGGTGTCCGGGTCCGGAATGTGCACGAAGTAGCCGGAAGTGCTCCCGCCCACGTTCACGGAATCGCCCCTGTCGTTCGTGGCAGACGCAAAGTACTCCGTGACCGTGTTGGCCGGCGGAATGGTGTTCGTCAGAACGTGTGCTGACTCAGCGGCATTCGTCTGTACCGCGAAGTCGGTCGGCACCGGGACCAGGACGTCCTCCTCCGGATCGGCCTGGCCGGCGATGCGCTGCACCCGGTAGGCGGATTCCGAGATGTCGCCGCTGATCGAGGTGTTGAACCCGGCCCGCGGCGTGCCTGCGGTCCAGAGCACGGACGCGGAACTTTCGCCGGACGGCGTGTTGCCGGCCGACGGTATGCTGCCGTAGGTGGCGATAAAATCCACGTCCGGCAGGCTCGGGGCCGAGCCGTCGATTACTATGAAGAGCGCGCCAGGGCCGCCAGGCGCGCCGGAGCCTGCGTTGTACGTGGTCCCGCTGATCAGCTCGTCATCGCCGAGAGTGCTGTCGGCTCCGGACAGGTCAATCTCGCCGGAGATGCCGGTTGCCGCCCCGCGGCAGATGATCGCAAGGCCCGCGCCACTGTCGCCGCCGTCGCCGGCGTCAGCCAGGATTGCCTCACCACCGATCAGGGTCGTGATCCGCCCACCCCGGCTGCCAGAGGTTCCCCGAAGGTCAAGCGGCAGGCCGGACAGCGAGCCGCCAGTAGCGAGGAGTTCTATATAAGGAAAGCTCGAATTGAGCCCGGTCACCGTCCTGGCGATGGTCCGGCGGAACCAGGTTGACGAGAAGGCGCTGTACTGCTGCAGGCCCTCCCAGCCGCGGGTCGAGCCCACAAAGCCACGGAGGCCAACGTTCTGGTTGGCGAGAACCCCGTCCTCGACGCCGCCCGCCTGCCCGCGGCCGATTCCGTCGATGTCGCCGTTGATCGTGAAGAAGCCGCGCACGCGCAGCTGCACGTTATTATTGACCGTCAGGGTCGCGCCGGAGGATAGCTCGAGGTCCCCGTTGTAGTAGTAGATCGCGTTTGCGTCGTTGAGCTCCGCATGCCCGGTCAGGTTGTACGTGCCCGCCTGGATCACGCCACCCACGATCGTGCACACCGTGGAGAGGTTCGTGCCCTGGCTCGTGTACCAGGCGTCGTCCAGGGCGGGCCCCGCCGCCGGCGGGATTACTGACGCGCGCTGCGAGCTCCCGAACAGGTTGACGGATACCTCCCCCGTCACCTGGTCAATGGCAATCCGCTGGACCTCGAATGACCGGTCTATGGGACCGACGGCGCCCGTGTAGTCGCGGACGTGCGCGAGCTGTACGCGGACGACGTCGCCGACCTCGAGCGTGTTATACCGGTGCAGGAGGGTGCCGGAGAGACGGAGCGGCGGCGCGGCGTAGCGGTCGCGCAGAGCGTCGATCCGCTGCTGCATCGCTGCGTCCGTATGCCGCGAGCCGTGCATGCCCTTCCATTCGAGGTTCTTGTACTCGCCTTCGCCGTGTACATCGATGGAACCCTGGTCGATGACGATCTTGCGGCGCGTGAGCTCGTCCGACAGGAAATCGTAGTTCCAATCTATCGAGATGACGTTGATCAGCGAACCATAGTCATGCTGCAGGGCGCCAACCTGGACGAAGCTGTCCTCGTTCAGGAGCACCACGTAGGGCGCATCGGCCAAAATCGGGTTCATGCGCCGGAGCCCGATGCTACCGTCGGCCAGGATCGGCGAGTACAGGCCGAGCGGCTGGTAGATCTGCTCCTCGAGGAAGCGCTTGCCGTCGGTCTTCTTCAGGCCGGTAAAGCGCAGCACGACCGAGGCATCGTCGTCGGTCGTGTCCCAGAGGTCAGGGCCGATGATCGAAAACGAATCGACGGTCGCAGGCCCCGGCGGCGCGGCCTCGAAAAAGAACTGGCCGAACGGGGCGCCTGGAGACCCAAGCTGACCGAAAAGAACGTCAGCCATTACGCCACCAGTGCAGAATCAATTTCGAGACACCAGTGAGGCGGCAGGAACGCAGCATCGCCCTCGAGCTCACCGGTCAGGATCGCCCTAGCCATCTTCGGGCCGGGCAGTTCCAGGTAGATGAACTCCTCGACCTTGGGCTGCCGCTCGTCGGCGGCGTCAGGATCGACCTTGTGAGCGGCCGCAATGGTGTTGAAAACACCGCGGGTACAGCCAGTGAACGTAATCGAGGTCTTGCCCGTGTACCGGATCACCTCGTCGTCGATGCGGACGTAGCCGACGGTCTGGTTCGGAGCATCCGAATAGCTCGGCCCGTGGAAGACCGTCTGGAAGTTGGTCGTGCTCTGCACCGGGATTGTCGTGTCGTTGTCATCGACTGACAGACGCAGGTTCGTGACCTTGGCGTCGAAGATCGTCTTGCGCATGATGCGCTGGATATCGGCACAGGTGACGTTGTAGGCCCCGTCCTGGTATTCGGGCGACGTGACCACCTGGGTCATCACAGGGACCGTGTCGTTGTAGTCGGCCGTATAGCCGAACCGGAGCTGCACGGTTCGTCCGCGCAGGTCCTGCATGTTCGTCTGCAGCTGGTCCCGGAGTTCGCTGCTGACCTGGCTTTCCAGATCGACCAGAGAGAACGACAGGCTGCCGATCGTCGCCCGGCCCTCGTCCGGGTGTATCTCCTGCGACACTCCGGACACGTTCTGGATGCAGCCGAGTATCGGGACGCCAGGTACGTTGACCATATTCGGGTCACTCGTGGCGTAGATCGACTCGACGTCGAACACGAGCCGGACCACCAGGCGCATGGACTTCGCCGGCGCCGCGTTCTGCGCCGCGAACTCCGCTGAATCGATGCGCATTAAATGAACTCGATGGCAAACGAGTAGCGCATCAGGTCGTTACCCTCTCCTGCTACCCGCCCGTAGCGGATGACGGTATAGGCGGACAGCATCACGGCATTGCGAGGATTTGCGGGTGCGCCCGCGCGGCCCCACCTATCGAACACGAACGGCTCGCCGCCCGAGACAGAGTCGAGAAACTCGATCACGGCGGCGCTCTCGGTGCTGACTTCTGGGTAAGAACCGATAGTGATGTTCAGGCCGTCCCGTCGATTCCAGACGAGCACCTCGCGGCGCCCGCTCAATGCCTGCTGGTCGCTGCGCTGTACCAATCTCGTCGGCTCGGCGTCGATCATGCGAAGGTCCAGCGAGTAGTCGCTCGAGGCGGAGTGCCCAGGCAGGATCGACTGGCTCGCCGTGTAGATAACCGCCGTCATATTCCATTCCGGATTGTGCTGGCCTGGCGGGAACCGCCCTTGATGACCACGTCGTCGGAATCGAACAGGTCCTGCAGAATTTTCTTCACGCTGTCGGAACCGGCCACCGTGCCGTTGATGGTGACTTCGATGATTCGGTTAGGCTCTCGGGTACTCGTGCCGCCAGCCGTAGAGGACTGTGACGGCAGCGGCTGACCGCCCAGCGTCGGCGTAGATCCGACGGCGCTCGGGGTAGATCCGGAGCCGAAAGAGGTCGATCGGATCGCGGAGATCTGTGCGGCGCCGGCGGCAGCGGTGATTGCGGCCAGCGCAATGTTGAACGGCGGCGGTGCCGCTGCTAGCGCCTTCGTTATACCCTCATGGATGTTTACAATGGCGTTTCCTATCGCCGCGGCCTTATTGAGCGCAAACATACGTTTGTCATGCGTGGCGACGCCGGCGGTAAGGCTCTGAAGGCTCCCTAGCACGAACTTCGCCTTGGAAATTGCGGCCGCCTTCTCCCACTGTTCCCTGGTCGCGATTCCCTCTTCAACGGCTCGGTTGATCTCTTCCTGCTCATAGCGCGCCAGGTCAATGCGGAACTGTGCCCGCGCCTGGTCGTTCGCGAGCAGGAGCGCGTCGCGCTCGATACCCGCATCCATGTTGTCGCGAATGATCTGGTCGCGACGGGCGAAGGCCTCGAGCTCGATCTGTTCCCGCGTCTTGAACCCCTCGCGGATGGCGTCGAGTTCGGCGGCGCGCCGTTCGGCATCACGCCGGGATGCTTCTGCCTCGGCTTCCTCGCGCCGGAAGATGCCCTCGAGCTCGGTGTCGAGAGCTTTCTGACGTTCCGCCGCAAATCGATTCAGTGCGGCCTGGTTCCCGGAGTTGTCTTTCCGCTGCGGCAGGGATCCCGGCAGGATTTCGGAGAGCTCCGTTTCGCCGCCGCCCGCATTGATCTCACGAATGCGGCTCTGCGCCTCGGCGAGCCGCTCGTTCAGGCGGTTGATTTCGTCGCTCAAGCGTTCCAGTTGGCGGCCGCGGCCCGGGACGAGGGAAGGCAGGTTCACCGTCTTCTCGTACTCGACGCGCATCTCGGCGATCTTTTCGGTGAGCAGTTCGGTGGTGGCACCGAGTTCGGACAGGTTCTTGCTTTGTATGCTGGTTTCCAGGAACAGAAACCGCTCGGCAAAGAAGGTAAGCGCCGATATACCCTCATTCACCGTCGCGATGAAGTCGGCGATGTTGTTCGCGGCCTCGGTAATCACGGGCGCGAAACGGGCGGCGAGCTGCATGGACAGCCCCTCGGTGGCTGTCTTCACCCGGTCGATCGCATCGCCCGCATTGTCGATCTGCGTCGCCTGTACACGGGACAGGGCGGTGCCGAATTTCTCTGCCTCCCGGGCCGCCTGATCGAGGCCGGCAGCGCCAAGGTCCAGGGTTCGCAGGATGTCCGTATTGCGACCAAAGATGTCGACTGCTAGCCGTGCCTTGTCGCCCTGCGTTCCTACCTTCGAGAGTTGCTCGGCGATCTTGGCAAACTGCTGATCCGGCGTAAGCCGGTTTAGTTCCGCCGCCGACAGTCCGAGCTCTTTCAATGCCCCGTTCGCCGCGCCGCTGCCACTCGCGGCCTCCGCGATGCTCCGGGTCATCTTGCTGAGGGTGGAGTCGAGAGTTCCGGCCTCGACACCTGTCAGCCGCGCAGCGTGCCGCAGTCCCGCCAGTGCTTCAGTGGTGATGCCGAGTTTTGCCGAAGACTCTGCCAGCTCCGTGCCCAGCTTGATGCCGGCAGCGGTGAGAACCGCCAGGCCGCCAATCCCGGCGGCCGCCACGGACGCAACGCCCGTCAGGCTAATCTGCTTTTTCAGCCGCTCTAGGTTCGAGTTCGCGGAGTCGACGCCTTTTTTCGTTTTGTCGTCGGCGACGATCTCAAACTTGGCTTTTGGGAAAACGGGCATCAGGACTTCACTCGCAGGGGTTCACCGGTCAGGATGAAATACGCGCACCAGCTGTCGAACTCGTCGGCGTCCATATCGTCGATGCAGGACAGCGGGGCGGTTACGCCAATGCCCAGCCGATGCGCCACGGCGTAACTCTCGAACAGGGCCGCATCGGCCTTCATTTTTTTAGGGTTTCGGAGAATCCCTTCCGGTCGTTCGCGCTGAGGTAGACGTCAACAATCAGGTTCAGCGGCTGGTTGCTGATCCACTCCACATCAGCCAGGTCGAAGGCGAGCTCACCGTGCTCGGTGCGGGCGTTGAACACGATGAAATAGACGTACTCCATCTCCCGAGACTGGTCCGACAGTCCCTTGACGTGGGCGCTGATCTTCTTCGAGTCGTTGATCGAGAGCGGGTAGAAGTAGAGCGCCAGCGGCTCTCCGTCCTCGCCCCACTCCGCGACCTCGATCTTTTTCGCGAGCCGCTCGAGGCGGCCCCGTACCTGGTCCCCGAGCTTGCTCATGGCACCGTATCGAAGGTGACCGTGCCCTCGGACAGCGAGTAGTTGAAGGTGTGCGGCTGGATCGCGTCGATGGCCCCGCTGCGGCTCCGGCCGGTGATCTGGGCGGTGAGCGAGATCCGCTCATTGCCGGTCGAGTTCCCGTCCGGGTAGAGCACGAGGTCGACGGTCTGGCCAGGCAGGAGCGAGTTCTGCCCCGCGTCCGCGTGGTCGGCGTGACATTCGATCTGCCCGTTGGCGCTCGGCATGCCGCTGCGGCTCGTCTTGTACGTGTCGCCCATTGCGGTGTCGTCGATCTGTTCGGCGTTCATTTCGAGCGACCACGACTTGAGCTCGGCAATCGCCGTGCCATCGGCCGTGAGGTAGCCCTGGTTGCCAGTTCTGGTCGTCATGGTTTCTGATTCCTATGCGCGAAAAAAAACCCGCCTTTCGGCGGGTTCGGGATTGGCTTACGTTGTGGGCTGATTACGCGACAGCGCCCGCGGCAGCTACGCCACTGGTGCAGAGTCCGAGCTTGATATTCGCGGCAGTGACGCCTACACCGATCACCGTTACAAACTCGGAGCCGGCGATATCGTCGACCGGCGCAATCGCGCCGCTCGTCGACAAGACGTAGACCTTGCCGACCGCAACCGTGGCGCCGATGTTGATCGTGCCGGTGGTCTGGTAAGCGAGCGGCTGGTTGTCCGAGGCACCATGCAGTGCAATGCCGGCAACGGCCGCGCCCGCAGCGCTTGCGTCGGTGGCGGCAATAAGCTCATTGCTCGAAAACCGGACCGGCTGTCCAGCCGTGACGGTGCCGCCGGCTACGCCGCGGCGAACGGTACCGTCAACGGTGACGACGTTGGCGGGGGTAACTGATAGGTCGGCCATGTTTGCTCCTCAAAGCGGCGACGACGGATAGTGCGATGTCGTGTGGTAAGTGATTCGAAAATTCAGGGTGATGGCGGCCACCGGTATGTCGTCGATCTCTGAGAACTCCTTTTCCGTGGATTCCAGGATCGTCAATTTCGCACGGCCGCCATGCGTGTCCGTGATGTGCGTTTCGATCTGCTCGGCTAGCGCTTCGAGGGTGTCGTCCAGGAACTCCTCGTCGTCCCTGACGATTGCGCTCACCACCAGATTCGCGACTCTTCCGATCGTCGCCTGGTTGCCCATGCTGACCTGCTCGGCCTGCTCCATGGCGCCTCCGCCGGGATTGAAAAAGCCGACCACGATGGCCGGCAGTTCGGTCACGGAGAGGGAGATCACCCGGCGGGCGGTTACCAGGTAGCCCTGGGCGGCAAGCGGATCCAGTTCCTGGATGACCGCGTCTCGGATCTGCTGGCGCAGGTGTGTCATGACGTCAGCCAGACCTGGACGAAGCCGCTGCTGCGGTTC